TTATCCATTTTGTTTTCCTCCGTATCTGTATTTGACATAGCAACTGTGACAGCAGAATTTTCTGCCTGCATTGCCGTAAACTGAAAAAGTTTTTCTGCAATAGGGGCAAGTCAGTACATAGACGGCTTTCCTTTGTACCAAATCAAGATGATTGTTCCACCACTTGTTTCTGCAAGCGTCTGAACAAAATCTCTTGCGTTTGCGGTGCTCGTTTTGCTCAACCGGTTTTCCACATTGTTCACAACAAAGAGTGTGGTTATCATTGCTTTGCAAATCGGCACTCATCAGTTTGTTCCTTTTACAGTATGATTTTATTGTATTAACGGATAGGTTTGTGAGATTTGAAATCTGTTTGTATCCGTAACCGTTCTTTCGGTAGCTTTCAATTTGCTTTTTCTCATTGTCTGTCATAAAAAGCACCTCCTACCATATAGCCATAGCAGAAGGTGAAAAAGGACGCTTTTTAATCTTTCATATAAAATTGACATTCATAACCGTCCGCACGGAGTAAAAGACCTTTTGCCCAAGGCGGAGTTCTGCTCATTTGTTCGCAGATAGTGTTTACGGAAACATCTTTTTGGCATTCAATAATAACCTCGTCATGAACATGAGCGATTATGCGGTAATTTTTTAGTGCCTGCATTGCATAGAGCAAAATATCCCTTGCGATGGCTTGAATGATATTTTCACAGAACTTAGGACCATAGCTTTCAAGCCGTTCCCACTTTTTTGTACTGCCGATGCCTTCATAAGTGACAGCCTCACTGCCGTATTTATTTATCCCGATTCTCGGCTTAACATATGCAAGTCTTCTGCCGGAGGGGAGAGTGATGAACAGAAATCCGCTTTTGTAGGTAAAAGATATGCCATTGGTTTCAGTCGGTATCCTTTTGATAACAGTTTCTTTAACGCATTTATCAATGTCCCACCAGAGTTTAGTAATTGACGGATTAGAGTTTCTCCACGCACACACAAGAGGTTGAAGTTCATCCTCTGAAAGTCCCATCTGAATAGCACCCATAGCTTTCAATGCCCCGACAGAACCGCCGTATCCGAGTGCAAGCTCGGCGATTTTGCCTTTTTGTCGCAGATCCCCGTTTATTCCATGCTTTTCAACAGGAACACCAAACATCTGTGATGCACTACTGCAATAAATATCTTTGCCCTCCCTAAAAACTTTGTTTCTCCATTTCTCATCTGCAAGCCACGCAAGAACCCTTGCCTCAATAGCAGAAAAATCGGCTACTATGAATTTGCAACCATGCTGTGGAATAAAAGCAGTGCGGATGAGTTGTGAAAGTGTGTCCGGAATATCATCATAAAGAATACTGAGTGCATCATAATTTCCGCATTTTACAAGACTTCGTGCATCTGCCAAATCACTCATATGGTTTTGCGGTAAATTCTGTAATTGTACAAGTCTGCCTGAAAATCGACCTGTTCTGTTTGCACCGTAAAACTGAAACATTCCTCTTGCACGGCTGTCTTTACAAACGGCATTTTTCATTGCCGTGTATTTCTTAACACTGCTTTTTGCTAGTTGCTGTCTGAGTGATAACACTTTGTGTACTTGATAGGGTGCAGTTTTCAGCATTTTTGAAACTGATGATTTGCTAAGACTTTCGGTTTCAAATCCGTTTTCAGAGAGCCAGTTTTTCATTTGCTGAACGGAATTTGGATTATCAAGATTGGTAAGGGATTGTATATCATTGACAAGCGACTTTTTAACCATTTCATCAATAACTATTGCGTTTTCAACTAAAATCATATCTACCCCTATGCCACGGTCATTTATATTTTGGTCAAGGTGGTATTCGTTCCATATTGAATCACTTACAGGAAATCTTGATAATTTCTTTTGAATACTCATCTCAGTTTCAACATCACGAATATTGTATGCCTTGAAATTATTCCACTTTTCTATATTGTGATATGGCATATTTCTTGTTCTGCCATTATTGATTTTTGTAGGGGAACAGGGAATACAAAAATATCGTATGAGATTTTTACCCTCTGACAGCTTTTGCTTTTCAAGGCCTAATACAGCACCCACACCCTCAAGGGAAAGCGGAAGACCGAGTGTTGCCGACCAGACAAGAGTACAATGCCAAGATGACGGGTTAAGATATTTGCCGTCAAAATCTATACCTAAATCTTTAAGATACCTTGATAAGCATACCCTCTCAAATTGTGCGTTGAATGCCCATTTGATAACCGAAGTATCGGTCAGTGCATCAAGAATATCCTGGGGTATCTTTTCTCCCATACACAAGTCAATGACTTTGACATCACTGCCGTCAACAGAATAGCCAAACAGCAGAATTTCAAAATCATCACTTTCCGCATAACGGTAAACACCGGATTTCTGAAGATTAGCACTTGAATATGTTTCTATGTCAATACTGATTGATTTCATGTTTTCACTTCCTTATATATAAAAAACGGACGGCAGAGAGTATCCCTCCACCGTCCGAAATTGTTAATTATCTAAGTTGTTTTTCTTAGCCCTTCTCGCTATTCTGTGTTTTCTAAAAGTCTTGTGAATAAGGAAAATTAAATCCGTTACGGTGCTTATGATGCCGTACATACCTATTCCTAAGAAGAAACAGAAGATAACAACTACATCAAATAATTTTGCAAGTTCATAAAATTCGTTCATATCGTTTACCTCATATTATGTTAGGATAAGAAATCATCATCTGTTTCTGTTCTGAAATCATCAGCAGCCGAACTTCTGCCACCAAGCGGTTCGCCGTCCTTTATTTTCTGAATGTTGCCAAGACCACAGGCAATACCTTTGTTGCCATTTGAATTGAATGCGTAAAAATTCAGAGACACTCTTGCATAACAACCGCTGTACACCTCATCTCTGTCAAGAATAGGTTTTACAGCCTTATCAACAATCTGCGGAGCGGTTCTGCTGTTTGCATTGATAAACCAGTGACCTGCATAAGCCTCATCATTACGCTCGGTATCACCGTCACGAAGAGGAAGTTTAAGTGATGCTTTGTTTGGCTTTTTACCGCCAAATTTACCGATACCTTCTTCAATTGCAGTGTTTACAGCGTTGTTAATCGCATTAACGGTTTCAGTATCATCTTTTGGAATAAGTACGGATACGCTGTATCTTTCAGGACTGCCGTTGATTGAAACAGGTTCCCAACCGTGAAAATATGAAAGTCTTGTGTTTTTGCCTGTGATAACTTTTGTTCTGTTTGAATTAGCCATAATAATTAGTCCTCCGTTATAAATTCGTTTTTAACATCTGTGATTGTCATAGCCTCTCTTTTGTCAGTTTCGGGAACAAGAGTAGGCTTGCCTTTTGGTTTAATGATAAGATTTCCAAGTATCTCGTTAAAATTTTGTTTTCCTAAAAGCTTTTGCATTTCTGTAAGTGTGATAAGACTCTTGCGATAAATGTCTTTGTAGCCGGCATCTTCCAATGCTTTAGCCACTGTGGTTTCATCTTTATACTTTCGTACAGACCGTCCTTCAACAATTTTAAAACCGTTCCAATGCTTGCCGTGATTGACAGCTGATTCGGTAGCATATGCCATTATTTCATTTGCCCACTTCGTGAGATTGGGGATAACAGATAAAATGTTTTCAATTTCAGAATCAGTAAGAAGTGGGGGAAGTCTGAATTCTTCCTGTGCAAGCTTCAGATTGTTTTCGGCTCTTGCTCTGCATCTTACTGATGCTTTGCAGAATGTACACCAATCACCGACACAGTAATCACCTTCACCTCTAACAGCTAATTCTGCTTTTGGCTTTAGTACATTTTCTGCCCAGCCTTTGAGCTCATCAGCAGAAACAGTCCAAGTGCTGACATTATCTCTGCGTGGCTGAAAAATTGACATTGACACATCTTTGATGTCATATAGGCGGTCAAAGATTTTTAAAGCACCGAGAGCATAACATTTCATCTGCGGGTTATCAAAGGCATCAACCAATACTCCCATTCCGTATTTGAAATCAATGATATGTATTTTGCTTTCAGAAACAATAATGCAGTCGGCTGTTCCAAAACCATTTGGTACATATTCTGAAAAATCAACCTTTTGTTCAATAAGAATCAAAGGATCTTTACATTTCTGTTTTGCAAGATTGAATTGTTCAAGTACAAAATCAACATATAAGTCGGTGTACTCTTGCATTTCATTGTTTGTGTAATGGGAGATGGGCTCGTCACTTCTTCTGCGTAATATGGTTTTGAGTTTATGCTCGCACCACGCATGGGCGACTGTGCCTTCTTCAGATGCTTTGGTTGATTTGTTCTCAAACTTTGATTCAAGCACGGCGCTTGGTGTGCAATTGAGCCATCTGTGAGAACTTGAAGGGGAGAGGAAAGCATGATTACTCATTCTGAAGTGCCTCCGCATCTTTGATGATTTCTTCGTAATGGCAGGGGTCAATTTCTGACAGTTTGTTTCCACCATACTTTACAATGATTTCTCTAACCTCAGAAGTGAGTCCGCTTTGACTTTTTTTAGCAAGAACACTCCTTACATCTTCAAGGGAATACACCTTCGATTTTACAGTTTCTGATTTTACCGAGCTTTCAGAAGTATGTACGGTTGACTTCTTCGAAATCTCAGTATTCTTTATCTCATTCAAGAGATTTGAAACAGTCTGCAGACTTTCTGTAAGTGTGCCAATGTTTTTGATTACCTCGGTAATCGCGTCAAGTAATGCTGTTATTTTGTTCATAACCGTCTCCTTTTTTAACCTTGGTAATGGCGAGTTCCTCAATAGAATCACTTGGAACAAGGACTGTGATTTTCTGCTTTCTGCCGAACAGCATTTGCAAAAATCGTTCTCGCAAGGTGATGTTTTTGCAGGATACCATACTGTTTCTTTGTGGTTTGTCCGAAACACTGATTTGAAGATTGTGTTTCATATATTGCACCTCCGTTTCCGAGAGCATTGTTGCCCTCTGTCTGTTAGCCACGGGAGAGTGCTTAAAAGGACGCTTTTTGAAAAATTTTATTTTTATTATTTATTCGTAAGCAAAAAATCCCCATCAAGGAAGTTTTATTCCTTGATGGGGATTTGGCTTTGTTAAAATACTGTTCTATTGTCTGTTAAGATAAAATCTCGTTTACTCTTTTCTGAACGGTGTTGTAGTTATAGCCGGCTTTGGTGAGGCGGTTTTTGCGGTCGGCGCCGTTGCCCCATTTACCCTGAATTACTTCTCTTGCAATGGTATCAACTGACTTTTTGCCCGATGACTTTGGCGTGTACACACTCTTTCCGCTTTTATCAAAAACAGAGTAACCGCTGTTTTTGTCGGCACATTTCTTTGCTTTTGAAAGGTCATAGAAAGCACCCTTCTGCGACTTTGCGTCCTTCCAACTTTTGCGTACACGATAGAGAGTTTTCTTTGAAACCGCAGATTTTGAACTGCCTAAGCCAAGTTGAGCGTTTACCTCCTTTGCAATCTGTCCGTGAAGATTGTAGAGGTAATCACCCGGGCAGGACTTGTTCGCATAATCCCTGTGAACCGTCATATTGCAGCCGTTAAGGTGATTCATTCTCTCTGACTTGTTTGTTGACCACACAAGTTTTTTGATGCCGTTTCTCTTGCAGATGTCAACAAGCAGTTTAATCAAAGACTTGTACGCAGCATCATTTACTCTGTATGGGTGGTAGGTATCGGACGCAACCTCAATGGTGATTGCTCGGTTATCGTTTGATGCAGACGAAGTACACCAGCTGCGATCCTTTTCCTCTACATACATTCCGATACGGCCGTCATAGCCGATACCGTAGTTTGAGCTTGCCTCCTTGTCCCTTGATGCAAAGATTGAGCCGAGAGTTTCAACAGAGCACTGCCCGACTACGCAGTGGATTGAAACTGTATCAATCTTGTGATTGCGATTGATGTTTCTGTTTGGTGAAATTTTTGTGTAGCTAACTAATTTGCTGTTTGTGTATGACATTCAGTCGTCCTCCTTTTCACTTCTGTGGTGTAATTGTGCAAGCACATTTTTAATCTTTTCAGGAATGGGAAGTCCCAGATGTGCTCCGTTTTCAAGCAGTGACAAGCCCTCATTTGAGAGATAGAAGAAAATCACTGCCGTTCTCAGCACACTGCCCGTGCCGATAATGTACACATCAAGGAGATTCGCCACTCCCACAAGCAGAAAGATAATCACCTTCCTGCAAATGCCTTTAAAACCAACCTTGCTCGAAAGCTCTCTGTCGGCAAAGGCACACATCATTCCTGTAATGTAGTCGATAACTACAAATGCAATGAGTGCATACAGAAAGCCGTCTGCACCTCCGAGAAACCACCCGAGTGTTCCTCCAAGTGCGATGAATGCAGTCTGAATGCTGTTCCAAATCTGTTTCATAAATACCTCCTGTGTCTATTTTTTAACCCACTTACTCCAGCTTGAATTCACCTTTGAACGGATATATACATCAAACGGAGTGTCCCTTGCCGTATATCTCTGTATCACAAGATTTGTACTGCAAGAAAATACTTCAAGCATACCGAATACAAGTGCCGGATAGTTCATATTCTCCTGCGGTACTCTTCGTCTGAAATAAATACCCTGCGTTGTAAGACTGTTAAGGCTGACATCGTCCTCAACAGAGGTCTGTATAATACCCATAACAGGGTAACCGTTCATATGTATTTCGCCCGTCACATCAAGTGCGGATTGTGGGTTTGGATTGTTAATGCCTACCTTTTGTTTGCGTAAAGATACAAGCGGTGTGCCCTGCGGAATTAAATAGTACAGGTCTGTAATAACCGACTTTTCCATAGCATCACGGATTTCAATATGAAAGTCATATGACATATTCACATCAAGATTCATAAGCTGAAGATTTGAGTATGAATAGCTTGTGCCGTTCATTTTCAGTTCGCTTAAAATGTCAACAAAATTTCCGTAATTTGCATCACTTGTCCTCTTGTATTGGTAGCGAAAGGATAAAAGCTGATTGTGATTTACCCCGTCAATTGTGATTGGTGAGTATGAACCATTGAAAATAAGCTGAATTTCTGATTCTATCTCATTTGTTCGTCTGAGCGTAATCGTACTGAGATTCGGACTGCTGTACGGAATAACGGTAATTGTCTTTTTAATGCTCGTTGTGTAACCTCTTGAGTCCGTAACCGTAACCATAACCAACACATCACCGCTTTTGGTAACAGTGCCGAGGTTCAGCTCCTTTGCCGTAGTGCTTGACTTGCTCACACCGTTACAGCTTACCGTGTAACCTGTAATCTTCGATTCATTTCTCGGTTTTGCCGTAAGCGGAGTAACCTTGAGATTTGAATAGTTCTGAATAAACAGCTTTGAGTTGCCCGTAACGGCAGTGGTCTTTAAATTGGTGTCAAGATAGATAAACCCGTTAATTACAGGCCTTGAGCTGTGCGAGGTGGTGGTAATATGACAATTCCTTTCAGAAATGCCTACATAGGTTGAACCCTTGTATGTGGTGACCGTTAGCTTTGCCGTAACGCTCTTGTCTTCATACATAGCCTTTAAAATGCCCGTTCTGCTGTCCGTAGGAATGGGAATAATCCTGTTTGCCGTCCCCTTGTTCCACGCAAGTCCCGATATGCCAGTTATCGGAATACCTCGTATGGTAATCGTAATGCTGTGTTTAAGACCTGCGTCATTTACCGTCGTGTTCACTGATACGGTCGGATTTTCCGTATCTATGTAAATCGTGTCAATTCTATTGACAACCGTTGTCTTTGCCATATTGCCTCCTAATCAAGAATTACAATGTTGAGTCCCTGTGAACTGTTTGACATCGGAATCAGCTTTGTTCTGCCGATTGTCAGCTCACCGTCAACTGTGGTTTTCTTCGTCTGAGTTTCGTCCTTGTTTAGGGTGAATATCTTTTCACCGTTGTAGTAGCCGGAAAATTCAGTGTTTGTAATTACTGTTTTCTGCGAGGACTTGCTGTTTGAAACCTCAATGCCTCTGCGGTCAATCTTTACCTCGTTTGTGTATATCTCGTTCGGTGCGGGCGACCAGTGCTGGATAATACTTCCGTCAGTAAGCATAAGGTCACTTACCGTAAGAGAGGTGTCACGGCTGTAAATGAACACCGTAATTTCACCGTCCGAAACATCGGGGAGTACAACGGAAAAATCTGTCCAATCAAAGCTGTCCTTTGTATTAAAAAGATATTCTCTTTTAACTCCGTTGTACTGAACATACATATATGCACTAAGCTGTGAATAGCTTTTCTTTGCTCTGAGTGACAGCACAAAGGATCTGTCGGCAACCGAGTTATACACACTTTGCGACAAGGTGCTTTCCGCACCGAGTACAAAAGCAGAACCCGAAGAGGTATGACTGATTACATCTGTATCGGAAAGTACAGTGACCAATCCCGAATACTCCCAATCATCCGAAAGTCCGTTGAGAGCCGATGAGTTTAAAAGATAGTTCTTTCCGCCCGTGGACTGCTCGTTGATTTTAAAGGAAATGTCCTCTGCGGTCTGTTCAAGTGTTGATGTCCTTTCCGTAATTTCAGCAATACTGTCGCTGAGTTTGTCGGTATCCTCTGTTTTTGTATATGCACTTAGGTGAACCTCACCGCTCTCCAAATCCCACCACGAGGATTTATCAGCCGAACTGATTACTCCCGCCTTGATGATATTTGCCATAAGCGTTCCGCTTGTGATAAAGTTTGCCACGATTTTTCCGTCAGCCGTAATCGCAGTTTCATACGGGCCGTTGTATCCACTCTTTGAAAAACCTAAGCCACCGACATTCCACCGCCACACATTCCTTGCATCGTACAGATTTTCGTTGTCAAGAATCAAAAGTTCATACGGCTTGCCTGTAACAGAATCCGTGTGCATAACAACAAAGCCACCTTGCTGACCTGAAATCAGCGAAGTGGCATTTTTAATAGCAGCATTCATAAGTAACGGAAAGCTGTCGGTTTCCTTTTTGATTTTATCGGTTGTACTTTTGATTTCTGCAACCGTATTCACAAAGTTTGATTTTGCCGTACCGAGTGTGATTGAAGAATACTTTCCGGCGAGTGTGTCATATACGGTTTCAATAACCTTCGTCTTTACCTCAATATTCATATCTGGGTGTCTGACGGTCACTGTGTCGCAGAGGTTCACCTTTTCGAGGAACTGCGAATATTCGGGCTGTTGCCATAGCGGTTCAAACGATACCTTTACGGTCGGATTTTCCATACCGAGCGGATTTTGCTTGATGTATGACTTCGCCTTTGCTCGAAGTGTGTCCTCGGTAACGGTTTCTCCGTCCTTAAAGAAGGTCGAAAAGTCCTTGATTAAGGTTTTCTCTCTCTCATATTTTTCGACAACAGGAAGTACGGCTTCCGAAAGAGTAACCACATTTTCGGTATCACCGTTCTTTACAACCGCATAGGGCAAAAGGTGAGAATATACAGATGAGAAGTCATTGTCCTGCTCCACATCAGTCAGGTTCTTGCCGTATTCAATCACAACACCGTTGTCTTTGCCACGCTTTGAGTGAAGAATGACATCGAACATATCCCATTCATATTCTCCGCCCCACACATCAAGGACTGAACCTTCCGTACCGCCCAGAACAGCACGAACGCTCATCGGCCTGTCGACTGAAAATGCCCTAGGTGCAGAAAGGTCTGTCCTGCATTTAAAGCCGTGCTTTGATGAAGTATTCGCAAAAATTCTTTCAAGTGCAAGCTGTGGTGAAACCGATTTGCTCTCAAAGCACAACACGCCAATGCCCGACAAATCATATGAAATATGCTGTGCATACACTGTGATGATGCCGTTCATCGGTGTGGTTATTCTGTATATGCGAAACGGCTGTGACCTTGATGTGTCATTCGGCTTAACGAGTATAACCCTGTCGTTTTTAATCTCATCAAACAATGCACCGTGCAGAGGATATTTCATCACACATTCAAACGCACCGTTTCGCTCCTCTGTAACTTTGCAAAAGGTGCAGTCCGACAGCACACCGATTCCGTAGGTGTCAAACTCGGTTTCATCTGCTCTGTATAAAATCGGCATCATAACGAACACCACCTTGGAAATACTGAACCGTCTGTTATGCCACCGCCGAGAATAAACCTGTTTTCACCCCTTACAAGCAAAGGAAAACCCGTGCCTGTAACCGTATCATTTTTCAGCGTGTTGTCCTTGTAAAAGCACATCTTTTCGCTGTCAATCTCAATGAACTCGTCAATATCGTTGAATGTCCATTCGTGTCTGCCGTTTTCGTTATCAATGGTAAGCGTACCCGCACCGTTGCCGTTAAGATGAATAAGCGGTCTGCTCTCAAATCTGTACGGATTCACAAGTATCGTTTCACCCTTTGACGGCAATGCTGCTCTGTAAATACCCTCGCTGACCTTCTCGAGAGAATACCATGCGGTTTCGTCACCGAGAAATGTGTAGAGGGCAAACCTTGCATTCTCCTTTTTCCAGTTTTCGTTTACCTTAAGATATATTCTGCTCTTGTCTACATCTGAGTAGCTGTCCCAGTAGCCGTCTGTCCACGAATTTGTATTCAGTACAAACATATTCTTACCACTCGGCACAACAAGGTCTGCCGTCTGATTCCAACGGTTGCTCCAGTCGTTTTCCGGCTTTGAACCGTCCATTCTGCAAAAAATCATATACGGAAAATTCAGCACCACATCAATACTGTGCGGTAACTCACCATCAATGTCATATCTAAACGGCTTGCAGTTAAAGCTTACGGTAAACACACCGATTTTGTTAAGCTCATCTTCAATGTCAAGCGAGGAGTTAAAAAGAGCATATCTGAAAAATCTTTTGTCATAGCTGTCCTTTAGTATGTGATACCTGTCGGGCTGTGCATACAGCCATGCCTTGATTTTTGTAATGCTGTCAGCAAGCTGTTGACTGTTCTTTGCAGACAGATATACAGAATAGCTCACCTGTGTATTTTCATATCTGCGATTCGGTACAATCAAATCACCATTGCGACCGGGGATTGATACAAAGGAAGAGTCATACTTTGGCGAGGAGTACACATTCTTTCTCTGTATATGAAGTCCCATATCAGATGACCTGATGCCGTTGTATTCAAAATAGTTCAAGCAAACACCATTCCTTTCCTTTTGGCAAACTGACCTGCAGTTTCCATAATCTCGTTTGTAAGCTGAGAAATATCGTCATTTGAGTAGTTGTTAAAATTTGCAATATTCAGCACAAGCGAAAGACCGCTCTTACCAAAAACAGCAGAATTTGAATTGTCAACCAAGCCTTTAACATTTCCGTCAATGCTGAAATCAGTCGGCAAAGCAGTTTTCATATCATCAGCAAGTGAGTTCATAACACTTGAAACATCACTGCTCATACCCTCGGCGGCACGAACAGCCATATCACCGTTCTTGTCAATAGAGCCGGCAAGACCCTTGACGAGCATTTCGCCAACCCATGCCATTTCCTTTGACGGTGAGTGAATGCCAAAAAAGTCGCAGATGCCGTCCCAGATACCCGAAATCCAACCGCTGACTGAATCCCAGAGCCACGATGCAAGACCGCAGATACCGTCCCACAAGCCTTTTACAATGTTACCGCCAATTTCAACAATCTTGTACATAAGTGAACCAAAGGCCTTTACAATGCCTTCAATAATCTTAGGTACTGCCTTTACAATTCCCTTAATGATAGTCGGCAGATTCTTAACAAGCGAAATCAACAAATCAATACCCGCCTGAATTATTGCCGGAATATTGTCAATAAGAGCATTAACAATGCCCGAAATGATGTCGGGTGTTGCATTCACGATTGTGACGATAATGGTGGGCAGAGCCTTGACAAGTGAAATGAGCAAGTCAATGCCTGCCTGAATAATCTGCGGAATTGAATTTATTACCGCATTTATAATTCCGTTGATAATCTGCGGAATTGCCTTGACTATTGATGTGATAATATCGGGCAAAGCACCGACAAGAGAGGTCAACAGCTTAATGCCCGTCTGTATGATTTGCGGTATTGAATTTAAAAGAAATGTAACTATGCCCATGATAATCTGAGGCAGTTTAGATATGAGGTTGGGAAGTGCATCAAGAATACCCTGTGCAAGAGCAGATACAAGCTTAAGTCCAGCGTCAAGGATTGACGGCAAGCTGTCTAAAAGTCCCTGTACAATCGTCATAACCGCATTGACCGCAGTAGGAATTAGTGTAGGCAGTGCATCTGCAAGGCCCTGTACGAAAGTTGCTACGAGCAAGGTTGCCGACTCAATCAGCAAGGGCAGATTTTCAATAATTGCATTTGTAATTGTTAATAAGGCTGACACCGCAACGGGAATCAGCTGTGGCAAAAGCTGAAGCAATCCCTCAAGCACCTGTGCAAACAGTTCTGCGAGAGTTTCAAGAACAGTAGGGAGCATTTCACCTGCCGATTCAAGCAGTGTAGTAATTACTGCCGGCAAGGCGGAGATGAGATTTTCCACAATAGGCGAGATGTTTTCAAGCACGGTCTGAAATGCCGTTACAACATTTTCACACAACACATCAAGGTCAGCGTTTGCGTCACCAAATCCTACCACAAGGTTAGTAACCGAGGATTTCAACGCATTAACCGAACCCGAAATTGTACCCTCCGCCTCTTTTGCAGTAGTGCCGGCAATATCCATACTCTCCTGCATAACATGGATTGCATCAACCACATCGGCATATGACGAAATGTCATACTTCACACCCGATATTTTTTCTGCGTCAGAGAGAAGTCTTTGCATTTCCTCTTTAGTACCGCCGTAGCCGAGTTTAAGGTTATCGAGCATGGTGTAGTTCTGCTTTGCAAAGTCTTGATATGCATTCTGAATGAGCGACATATCTGTACCCATCTTGTTTGCGTTATCCGCCATATCCGTGATTGCCATATCGGCATACTTTACCGACTTATCCGTATCACCGCCAAGCGACTGAATGAGGCTTGCGGAAAAGCCTGTAACGGTTTCCATATAATCATTTGCAGAAAGGCCTGCCGTTTTGTAGGCATTAGATGCGTAGCTTTGCAGTTTCTGCGATGAACCCTTGAAAAGCGTATCAACACCGCCGACAAGCTGTTCATAGTCGGCATAGGCATTAACTACCTCCTTGCCTAGCTTTACTGCAGTTGCGGCAGCCGCAGTAACAACCGCACCCATTGCCACACCCACACCCTTGAGTACCGAACCAAGCTTTGAAAATCTCTCCTTCGACTTATCCGCCTTTTCGCCTGCATCCTTGATTTCATCACCCATATCATCGGCACTTTCGGCAGTATCATCAAGCCGACCGTCAACCTTTTCAAGAGATTTTTCTGTCCCCTCAATATCCGTCTTTGCCTGTTCAAGTGCAGAATTATTACTGTTCAGTTCACGCTCCATACCGTTGAGTGATGCCTCGGCATTGTTAAGCTGAATTTGCCAGCTTTGTGTTCTTCTGTCGGTTTCACCAAATGACTCCGATGCATTTGCAAGTGCCTGCCTGAGGGTTTCAATCTTCTGTTTTTGTGCGTCAATCTCCTTATTAAGAACCATATTTCTTGCAGACAAAGCCTGAACGGAATTGTCGTTCTTATCAAACTGCGAGGACACAAGCTTCATCTCAGAGCCAAGCACCTTAAAGCTCTGATTGATTTCAGCAAGCGACTTTTTAAATTCCTTTTCGCCCTCAATGCCAAGCTTAAGTCCAAAACTATCCGCCATATTCTCACCTCCTCAAGGCATAAAAAAAGAGCCTTTCGGCTCGTAGTGTTATATGTGCATATATGAAAGAGGAGCAACCGTGTGGTTACTCCTAAATGGTAATATTTTGTTTATCTTATTTAGTTAAAGACTTACCCTTCAAGCAGAAATTCGATATTTCTTCCGCCATACATTATATGGACAACTGTGACAATATTTTTATTGTTGTCAACAATGTAAAGCACAATATAATTGTCAACTGGCATAACACGAAGATTGCGACTTTTCTACGGTTCTTTATCACACAAACGAAATCGTGACGGAAGTTGCTCTAACGATTTGACTGCTTTTTCAATGCGGTCAAGCTGACTTGTCGCATTTTGAAATGATTGCAAATCAAATGCAATATATTTAAAGATATCATTCAAATCGTTTTGTGCATCAGGAGTTAATACTATTTTATAATTCATATACCGTATTCCTTACGAATAGCCGAAAAAGCCTGTTCCATAGGTATGGTATTTCCATTTTGCATATTTTGGTAACCTTTCTCAAGCTCCTCATTAAATTGTGATTCAGTCATACGGCTGATGTCTAACGGATGGTTAGGAATTTTTAGATCAAACGGAATACCATTTTGAAGGACAATCTGCTTATAGAACATAGTAATTGCATTTGAAGCAGGAATACCAAGCACATTAAGAATAGCCTCTGCCTGCTCTTTAAGGTCAGGCTCAATTCGTGCATAAAGATTTGCTGATTTTGCCATATTTAAAACTCCTTTCAGCTTATATAATTGACTTCTACATCACCATTATACACGATTGTAAGCACAAACGCAATACATATTATAATTTAAATTTTCAAAAGCACTTTAAAAGCTTAAACAAATAAGGTACAATAAAGTTAATCTAAAAGAACAGAGGTAAGCTTAATATGAAATGGCTTAAATGTATTGAACATATTGCAAAGTATAATGTACCCGACAAATGTCCTTATTGCAAAAGTAAAAGAACAGCATACAACGCAACAAAAGTAAAAGACAATTTTGGATATGCTGTTGTATGGTGCAACGAGTGCAAGAAAGCTCATATCATTTCAAGAATGAAAATAGATGATAATACCATAACTTATGCTGAGGTGCCTAATGACTTAACCTTTACATAATATATTCAAACCCCATAAGGGATAACATCATCAATGCAAGCAACTCTCTTTGGCTTTGCAATGCCGTTGTATTGTCTATGACATTCCCAAAGGTCAAGCAAAAGTCCAAATGGCATCAGCCACACTTCGTCTTGTGAAAGATTTAAATGTGCAAGTCCGTAATAAAGAAGTCGGGTGAACAGCTCAGCGTCTGTTACCCGACTTTCGTGTTTTTTGAGGTTTGCTCACTTTCAATGTTTCGCTTTGTGCCTTTCTGCATTGAGTCCATAATTGCATTCTTGTATTCTGCAAGGTCAAACGGAGAGGTCAAAAGCTCAACCTCCTCTTCGGTAAGCAACGGCTTTTTGCTGTCCCGATTTTTCAGGTTGTAAATCATAACGCTCTGGTTTGCAAGCAGAGTGATAAGCCAGATGATTTCATCAAGTGCCATTTCAAAGTTCTCACTTTTCATCAGCCTGTCACCGAGGTTTTCAAGTCCACCGTATCTTTTGGCAATTTCCTTTGTTGCCCTTGTTGTGAGAATAAGCTCATAATCGTTTTCACCAATTTTAATAATACATCCTCTGTCAGTCATAACGCACCTCCGTATTTATTCAGCATAGGTCGGCTCATACACTTGAGTGTACCAACCGCTGATTGTGTCGATTGCAACACCTGTATCATCCTCTGAAATTTCAGCTTTCCACGGGTGCTTGCCGAGCTTGTCAGCCTTGTTTCTGCGGATAACCGTACCCTCGATTGACGGAGTGGAAAACTCGATGCTTTCGCCCTTTGTGGTAAGGTTTGTTGCAGGAATGCCAAACTTCACTCTGTAAAGCCAGAAGTAACGATACTTGCCGTTCGCTTTCTTTGCACGAAAACCGATTGCAACGGGCGGTGCTCCGTCCTCAGATGCGGAAACCAACACTTTGTTTTTGTCGATTGTCGCACCGGTCAAATCCTCTGCAACGGTTGTTCCGATGTTGTCAATACCAAGTGTGAGCGTACCGCTCTGAAATTCCTTTACAACCTCTGACGCACCGTCATCGGCATAAAGTGTCGCCTCGGCAAGCTCTACCGAAAGTTCCGCACTCATCGCCTTTGCAAGCGGAACGGGTGTGTCGTAGGTTTCGTTTCCGTCAGAGTCCTCTGTAATTTTTGCGTAGTACAGCTTATCAAGTCCTATTGTTGCCATAGTTTATCTCCTCCAATTCATAAGTTTTTAATGTGTCAACAGCGTAGTGGTGGTAGCCTGTATCATTCTCATAGACAATATACAGCCTGTCGGTAATTGAAATGTCATTCCTAAAAAGTGCTGTCACAAGCTTGTATTTAAGTGCCGAGTAATTACCTTTTGAAAAAATTGAAATTCTCACTTCCTGCCTGTCAAAGGTCGGCATATTGTCGCAGTGCATATCAAAGCCGTCCGAAAGCGGAGTGAGAACAATGTATTCGTCAGGTACTTTGTCTGAAAAAGCACCTGTTTCAACCTTGATGTTCAATCCCTCTGCAATACTCTTGATTTCAGCAAGCAAACTCATATGCTCTTTACCTCCTCATCAAGCGTGTTAATCATAACCGTCATACACTCCTTGCGTGACGCTGATTTTGCGGGTTTCATAAACGGTTTTGGTGGCTGACCGCTTTTGCCGTATTCAATTACGCTCGCAATTTTTGCATTGCTTTCACCATTTGTTCTCGGCTCTGAAAAGCCTATTTTGATATTCAGATTGCCGTTCTTGTCTGATAAAACAGGGGACACGCCGAGCGAGCGTTCAAGCTCACCCGTTGAGCGTGACTGCGTTTTTGTGTCCTTACCGATGACATTTCTGAGATTTGTTATCACCTTTTTCAGAACAACCTCAGCACCGGCATTGAGTACCCTTCCGCACACATCATCGGTTTTGTTCCCAAGTCTTGATATTTTGAGTAAAAACTCCTCCGGCATTTTCATTGTGCATCTAGCCACTTGCTTCAACCTCCTTTGCGAGAATTTCAAGATACATTCCTCTGCCTTTGACATTCTCAACAGAGGTGATTTCGAACCTTTTCCCGTCACAAAGAATAAGCATATCTGCGGTAACTTCAATATGCGGAATACACCTTAGGCGAAACAGGTCAGTCGCAACGGAAAATGTCGCCATATTCGCCCACCGTTCACTGCCGTGTCTGCCCTCACGATATGCTCTCACGCTTGCTACTGTTTTCAGTCTTTCATTCTTAAACCCCTCATCATCGGTTTCAATCACCTTTTTCATAATTTCAACAGGTGTGTTCATGTTTCCAAAACTCATAGCTACACCTTCCAGTTTCTGTCAAGCCTTAAAAGTAAATTGACCGTGTTCCACACCTGAGCCGATGCGTTTGTGCTGTCAGCAAAGAATCCGCCCGTTGAGCCATCTCTGCTTTCGTAGAAATGGCTCGCAAGCATAATAACTGCCTGCTCGGTAGTTGCAGGCATTGCGTGTGTGGAGTAGTAACCTTCATCAATGTGTTGATAGCTTTCGGCATAGGAAACCGATGCAGTGATGTACTGCTCAAGAAGTGCATCGTCCTCAGAATGTTCAAGTATGAGATTTTGCTTTACTTTTTCTAAAAGCCTGTCAGTCATAAAAGCACTCCTTAACCGCCTGTAGAAACTGTACCCTTCATTTTGAGAATCTTAACTGCCTCCGGAACAATAAGTCTTGCATCAACTCTTTTTGTCGCAAGAAAACCTACCTGTCCGTTTGCTGCATATAACTCATTGAGTTGTTTAAAGGTAACACCCTGTCTGTCACCAATCCAGTAGTAGGAAAGGTCACCGAATGCAATCGGCTTTGTACCCGATGCAGCATTTGCAATTGATGAAGATGTGTAAACAGGTTTACCGAGAAGTGTGTCGGTTTCACCGTCCTTAATAGACGGCTGCCATAAATACTGACCGTTGCTGTCCTTGAGCTTTCTGATAATATTTACAGTGCTGTCATTCAAGAGCCATACACCATTCTTACGGTACGGTGCTTTAAGGCTGTAATAAAGGTCGATAATCTCATCAGCCGTAACATTAACAGTTGAGCCGGCCGTTACACCGACTTCACCGCCCTCGCTGTCATCAAAAATACCGTAAGGCTTTGCACTGCCGTCACCGATAACAAAGGCTTCCTCTTCAGCTTCACCGATTCGTCTTGCAAACTCCTGATTGAAATAGCTTTCAAGGTCGAATGCAGAGTCGTTCAAAAGCTCTTCAGATACCTTGATTAAAGCACACAGCTTATGCGCACCGATTGTTTTCTGACCAAATGAGGTATCGCTGTCGGTGATTGCAGCGTTCTCCTCAGTCCACATCGCCTTACCTCTTGTGGCAACAACAGGGATTTTGTGTGCGTTTGACGCTGTTGTAAATGTATGTGCAAGCTGACGAATTACAAGCTCTTCATCAAGTGCCTGAACAAGTGTGTTTTCAAAGGTTTCCGGTACAAGAAAACCGCCCTCGCTGTCAACACACTCACTGAGAATGTTTCTGACCTCCTGCGTTGAGCGGTTTCTCATCTGATTCCAGAATGCTTTGTTGTACTTTTCAGAAGCTGTGCCTGTTTTACTCTCACGATTGACGTTATCGGGTTTTGAAACAAGCGGTGTGCTTGTCGGGAGATTTAACTCTCTTTCAAGGTCGTCTGCTCTTTGCTGACGCTCAATCTCGTGACCGAGGTCAACAATATCCTTTTCCATCTTTTCATAAGCTGCGGTATCTTCTGCTGAAAGAATACCTGTTTCGTTTCTGTGGGAATCAAGGAAGGCTTTTGCCTGTTCCCAGATTTTTGCTCGTTTCTCACGAAGTTCGTTAATTTTAGCCATAGTAAAATTCCTCCTTAAGGTTTTAATAAATTAAGTCTTTTTTCAAGGTCTGTGATGTCTGTTTCTGTGTTTCTTGAAATATTCTTTGAATAGTGCTTTACAAGCTTGTTTTTAAGAGCCGTATTTACCGCCTTGCGTGAAAACAGGACTGAATTTTCACAGGGGTTCTTCTTTTCCTCTTCATCTTCGTCCTCGTCTTCTTCATCAGGCTCTGTATTCGGATTTTCTCTTGCGATGATGCCATCGGCAAATCCAAGTTCAACAGCCTTGTTTGCGTTCATCCATGTTTCAGAGTCCATTAAGTGTGACAGCTTTGCTCTTGATAAGCCTGTTTTAATTTCGTAAGCATTGATGATTGACTCCTTGACCTCGTTAAGCATTTCAATAGCCTTTTGCATTTCGTTGTGGTCGCCCATTGCAACGGTAGCAGGGTTGTGAATCATCATTGTTGATACAGGTGACATCAGAACTTCTGTACCTGCCATAGCAATTACCGATGCAGCACTTGCGGCAATACCGTCAATCTTGACTGTGACATTACCCTTGTAGTCCATCAGCATATTGTAAATCTGTGCGGCGGCAACGCAGTCACCACCGGGAGAGTTTATCCATACAGTGATGTTTCCTGTTCCACTGTTCAACTCGTCTTTGAAAAGCTGTGGAGTGACATCATCGTCAAACCAGCTTTCCACGGCGATTGTGCCGTTGAGAGTCAGAACTCTCTCGGTCGGATTGTTCTCCGTCTGATTCTTCCACTTCCAGAACTTCTTCATTTTCTTCCTCCTTCGTTTCGTCTGTGTTGGCAAATGTATCTGCATTTTTGAGCGGCAGCATATTACCGTTTATGAGGTACAAATCTCCGCCTTCTTCTGATGATATGCGGTCAAGGTTTTCAAGCTCTCTGATATCGTTTGCCGACATCCAGCCGTTCTGCCTTGCTGTTGCATATCCGTTCATTCGGCTTTGATAGTCACCTCGGAGCAGTCCGTCAACATTGAATTTGATAAAATACTTTTTCTTTTCATCGGTTGTCAGAAGGGAACGCACCAAATTTTGCTCCCATCTTGACACCCAAGGGTCAAGTGTGTACTTCACAAATTCAAGCGACTGCTGTTCAATATTAGAAAAGCTCGACTTTTCCAAATCACCTACCATGTGTGGCGGAACTCGGAAAATTCGAGCTATTTCATCTATCTGAAATTTTCTTGTTTCAAGGAATTGTGCCTGTTCAGGGGAGATAGAAATAGGTGTATATTTCATACCTTCCTCAAGCACTGCAACCTTGTGTGCGTTTGAACTACCACCAAAGGTCTGAGTCCAGCTTTCACGAACTCGGCTTGGGTCCTTAATTGTACCGGGATGTTCAAGCACACCGCTGGGTGCGGCACCGTTTGCAAAGAACTTTGCACCGTACTCTTCACAGGCAATAGCCATACCGATTGAGTTCTTTGCCATAGCGATAGGTGAGTAACCCACAAGTCCGTCAAAGCCAAGTCCGGGAATATGAAGAACATCAAAGGGCGACAGTCTTACGGTTGACTTTTTGTTGATAGGTGCATCATCAGAGCTTACCATGTACTCATAATACAGTCTGCCGTTTTCATCTCTGTCAACAGTCATACGGTCGGGCATAAGAGGGTACAAGGCGGTGACTTCACCTTTGCCGTTTCTGATAATCTGTGCGTAAGCATTACCCCAAAGCAGAAGATGAGTCATCAGAGTTTCTCTGAAAACAAATGATGTCATTTCCGAGTTCGGCTCATCGTGGAGTAAAAAGTACAGAGGACTGTCCGTTGCTTTTTCCTTGCCACCGCTTTCTGTGTATCTGTACAGATGCAACGGCAGACTTGCAATCGCCTCTGACAGAATACGAACGCAGGAATACACCGCCGTCATCTGCATAGCAGAACGCTGTGTAACAGCTTTTCCGGCTGTTGTCCTGCCTGTGTAGAATGTGTATGCACTTCCTGCTGTTCTGTTTTTTGGCTTATCTCTTGAATGAAATAGTCCTGAAAATATACCCATATATATCACTGTCCTTTATATAAATAAAATCCCTCGTGAATCGTATACCGACTCAGAGGTATCATTTCCACATCGTATTGCTCTGTCCAGTGCCATAATTGTAGCAATTGCACCGTCAATTTTCTCCGTGGATTTTTCTTTGTCTGCCTTTATGTTGCCGGCAGGGTCTGTTCTGACAAAGATATTGTCCATATTCCATCGAAGTACAGGGTGACCGCCGTGTGCGATTTTCTGCTCAAGGGTTAGTTTCATAAGTTCCTTTGTGGGTGGTGACATATCCTTAAAGCCTTGTCCGAATGGAACAACGGTGAAACCCATACCCTCAAGGTTCTGTACCATCTGAACAGCACCCCAACGGTCGAATGCAATTTCTCTGATGTTGAATTTCTTTCCGAGCTGTTCTATGAACTTTTCAATATAGCCGTAATGAACAACATTTCCCTCTGTGGTCTGCAAGTATCCCTGTCGTTCCCACACATCATATGGCACATGGTCACGCTTTACACGCAAATCAAGTGTGTCTTCCGGTATCCAAAAGTAGGGAAGAATAATGTATTTGTCTTCTTCATCAAGTGGAGAAAACACAAGTACAAAAGCTGTAATATCCGTTGTGGAAGATAGGTCAAGTCCACCGTAGCAAACTCTGCCTTTCAAATCATCTTCTCTGACCGCAAATGCACACTTATCCCATTTATCCATCGGCATCCAACGGACTGCCTGCTTTACCCACTGATTAAGCCTTAGCTGTCGAAACGAGTTTTCTTCACTCGGATTTTGCTTTGCACTTTCACAGGCAGTTTTAACTTTGTCAATGCCGATAGTTTCACCGAGGGAGGGATTGCACTTTTTCCAGACCTTTGGACTTATCCAGTCCTCGGTATCATCAGCGCCGTAAATCACGGGATAGAATGTAGGGTCGATTTTTCGTCCGTCAATAATATCCTGTGCCTTTTGATGACCCTCGTAGCAGATTGAATGTGTATCTGTGCCGGCGGTTGTGATCAGAAAAAAAGAGTGGCTGCATTCTTGCATCACCGCTGCCTTTTGTAAGAACATCATAAAGCTTTCTGTTTGGCTGACTGTGCAGTTCATCAAATACAACTCCGTGAACATTAAAGCCGTGCTTACTGTATGCCTCTGCTGATAGAACCTGATAAAAGCTGTTTGTGGGTTCGTAAATCAGCCGTTTCTGTGAGGCGAGTATCTTTACTCTTTTGTTCAGTGCCGGACACATACGCACCATATCTGCGGCTACATCAAAAACGATTGATGCCTGTTGTCTGTCGGCAGCCGCACCGTAAACCTCGGCTCGCTGCTCACCGTCACCACAGGTGAGCAGAAGTGCAACAGCCGCAGCTAATTCCGATTTACCGTTCTTTTTCGGTATCTCTATGTATGCTGTGTTGAACTGCCTGTATCCGTTAGGCTTTAAAATGCCGAAAAGGTCACGAATAATCTGCTCCTGCCAGTCCATAAGCTCAAACCGTTTACCCGCCCAAGTGCCTTTGGTGTGGCACAGACTTTCGATAAAGGCAACGGCAAAATCAGCGTATTCCTTATCATAATAGCTGTTTTTTGCTTTGAATTTTGTAGGCTTATAATTCTTAAGTTTTCTCAAAATCTCACCTCCGATATGGTATAAAAATAGCACCGATTATTTCTAACCGATGCTATTTTTTACTATTTAACTATTTCAGTTTGGCTATCACGAACGCAGAGAATAAAAGATTAGTAAGATTAGTTATTATCTATTTCCCAAAATAAATTATCCTCTGCATTAATATCCATGGGATTTTTTATATCCCATAATCTTAAATAATCTAGTGTATCAAAGCTTAATCTAGTATGATCAATACGTTTATCAGCAAGAAGTTCTTCAAAATACAAGTTTTCAAATTTAAAATTGAATCCTCCGGGACTTGAATTTTTATAAGTGCAATATCTTTTGCCTTCTTTTATCATTTCCTCAGCATCATCCAGCAGGAAAGTAAATGTATCAATTACTAACTTATCATGTTTTTCAAAATACTTGTTTTTGTTTTTTTCTAATTTCGCTATCCAATACGGATGATCTTGAGGGATTTCGGGCTGTACAATAACAATAGAAACAACTGGCTTTAGATCGAAATTTTCAGCAAAAGCTCTTAGTTCTTTTATATTATGTTCATCAAAATTAAATAGCTTACTTTCAATTTTTATCTCATTATCATTTATCTTTATATTTAAAGTATGACTTTTAACTGAAATTGCATATCGGTTATTCTTGTTTCCTAAGTCCGAGGCAATTATATCCGCACCAGCATGGTCCACCAAAGCAACTTTCATATTTTTTTGTCGTCCAATTAAATACATTATAAGTTGCTCACCGAAATCTCCGAACTGTTTTGACCACCTAGGATCTTTATTTTTACTCATTTCTACACCTCCTGAATACCAATACTAATAACTTATTATGAATTTTCTTCTACAATGTAACTATATATTAAATTTATACATATGTCAACTTCTATGCCTATGAATAGTATCAAGAATTTTCTCCTGCTCTGTTTCATCAACGCCTATGCTTTCAAGAGCCTCTCGTGTTTCGCAGTCGGGGCAGATAATCGTTACATTATCCACCCTTGAAACAGCACCTCGTTCACTGAACAGCTTTCCGCATTTCGGGCATACCTGAATCCTTATTTCGTTCGTCTGCATAGTATCCTCCTCATTCTGTTCACTGTATTAATCAAAATTCTTTTGTCAAAGCCAAAATATTCATACCCCTCAAGGCAAGTGTAAACATAGTAATCTGACGGTATGCCTATCGGTCTGTCCGACCTCATCACATATGCAAAACACTCAAGTGTGGTTACTTTTGTTTTATCCATACTTGTCACATTCAATGTGTAGTCCTGCTTGTAATAAAAATTCGGATAACCCTCGTAGCGGTCAAGCGCCTTTTCATCAGAAGGTGTTACTTCCCAAACGGCAACAGGAACGCTTGCTCCGATTTTCGGCTCTATGGTTAAGTACGAACCCGTAAGACTTCCTCTGAAATAGAGTATGTGATTTTCCAAAGTCGCTGTTCCCACAAGCCTTGCTTTTGGACAGCGTATTTTCATCTGCCTTACATTCAGGTTACTGCCATACACAATGTAAAACCTTGTCAATTTAATCATCCCTTTCCGAAGAATTGTTCTTCTACCACCTTAAGACCGCCGAAGCGGTCGGTGGGGCTGTGCCTATATTCTTCAAGCGGCTCTGCCGTTGCGGAAAGCTCCGTCACCTGAAAGCCTTTTTGTGAGAAGTTCTCTTGCTGTTTTGAACTCGTCACCGATAAATCCGAGCCTTAAAAGCCAGGTTCTCATTGCGTATTTTGGGTTTTCGCTTTGCTGTGGTTTCGGACTTGCCGTTCTCACTTCCTTTGCCATTTGGCTGAGTGCAAGGCAAAGCTGAATGTAGCTTTTAAGCTGTCCTGCGTGAAGTCCGTTCTGTTTGCCGTTTGATGGCTTGTCGAACTGGAAAAGTCTGAATTCAACCGTTCCCTTTGTAAAGGTTGCGTGGAGGTTGAGCATATGGTATCGGCTACCGTTGTAATGGTGATTTCTGCCGTAGTTTTCATCATGGCTCTTGTACCATACATCGGCAAGCTGTGACATTGTTTTGGGCTTTCTTCTGTTGACCTGCTCTAAAAATCTTGTGTCAACCGTTCTGCAATAGCGTCTGATTCTGTCACCGTCAAGGTTCAAAGCCTCGGATAAAAGGCTTTCGTGGCTTGCCATAATGTTTGCAAGGTTTCTCAAAGTCTGTGCTGTGTGTCCCTTTGCTCCTATGTGAATGTGAACTCCGCAGCCTCTTGTCGAATCACTCTTTGCTCCGGCTTTTCTCAGCCTTCTTATAAGCTCCTGTAAGATTTCAATGTCTGCGTAGGTAAGGATTGGTGTTACCATTTCGCATTTCTCGCTGTCAGGTCCTGCGATGCTTACATCCTTTTGAAATTTCCACTCTCTGCTTTGCTCGTCATATGCTGACCAAGTACAGTAGCCGTTTCTGTCGGCTGTGTTCTCATATCTACCTGTGCTGAAAAATTCGGCTGCGATTTTTGCTGCTTTATTCCTTGTGATATTGTTCATCTCAACCTCAACACCGATTGTCTGCTTTTTCATTTCCTCAATCTGTCTTAATGTCTTTTCGCTCATCTTTTTGTCCTCCGTAATTGTGTGTTTGTCCCTTTCGGTACACACATATTCGCTCTTTTTCGAGGATATATCAAGCAATTTTGAAAAGTAATATACACAATCTTTAATACAATATATTGTGTATTTTATAGTGGTTAAGACTGTATCTTGCGTGCTTTGTCAATGCCATAAATCACATTAAGACCACAACCGTTATCCCAATCAACTAGTAGGTTTGCCGTATCATCAACACCTCTTACAGTGCCTTTTGTACCAACAGGCGGTGTCTGAACATCGTCCATTTTTACAAGCTCAACTCTTATGCCGATGGGGTATTCTGCCCGTACTTTTTCAACAAGCTCCTTGCTTGGAAATTTCATTTGCTTTTCCTCCTTGAAATTAGTACTACATATATCACTCAGAACAGAAAAGATTGCAAGTGTAATTTTGAAATTCTCCCAAATAAACAAACCGCTGAAAATCCAGCGGTTTTAAGTGTGAGTATTAAATAGTAGTGAATACCTTAATGGGAACATTCTCCTTTTTGCAGTTTTCAATTACAAATCGTGTTCCGTGAGATTTACCGTCCCAAAAGGCGAGAACTATATCGGCATATCTGATTATTTGCAGATTCCTCTTTAAAGGAGCTGACCGACCATATCGTTCATATTCGGGCATAAACTCCGTCAGCCTGATGTTATGAGTTTTTGCATACATTCTTGCACACCTGTCAATTCCTCTTGCACCGCCACTGACTATTTCCGTTGTATCTTTGGGCAGATAGTCGCCCAGATTATTGATTGTTAGATTTCTTGAACCTACTACTGCTACCTTCATAAATTTCAATCTCCTTTTAAAAATATGACACCACTATGACATCATAATACCACCATTTTCGTTACGGTGCAATAATTGCGTTAAAATGATGTCATAATAACATCGAGGAGATTTGATTATGGACGATAACATTTTAAGATACACACTAAGAGTAAACCGGACACTTTTTCAGAAGTTCAGATATATTGCAGACTACGAAGGCCGTTCAGCAAATCGTGAGATTGAGCAGTATATTAAACAGAGGGTAAAAGCCTTTGAGGAAAAGCACGGCGAGATTGAAGTGGATAAGGATTAATTTTTGCTTGACAATTCTGTATTGTTGTGTTAATTTAAAAATAGCCTATAAAGAGTGCGTGAGAGACAAGCTCGTTGACCGCACAGCAACCTGCCAAAAGGTAAGGTGCTAAAGCTTGACCGATAGGGTTATAAAGATTTTTGCAATCCTGTCGGAACGATGGGATTGTTTTTTTACGCTCTTTTTTAGGAAACTAATGAAAGGAGCGTATTTTTTATGCGTACAATTAGACAACTCATCAATCTGGAAAAGAAGGTGTATATCTTTCTGAAAAACAAAGCTATCCAATCTCGCTTTATGAGTGACACCGAGCGTGAGGGCATTACCTTTGGTGATAAGGTGAAACCCACAGAACGATATGCAGATGATATTATGGCTCTGAATGCTGACGGAACGATATGTTTTCTCGGCTGGGCAGGCAGAATGTGCTATCACTACGGCGGTAACACAGCTATCCGTATTGATTATGAAAAATATATTGACGGTTCTGACGATTATGTTATCAATCCGTAGATATAGTTTTGTTAAGGCTTGCAATCCTTGAAAGCACAAAGCAAACACAGGGGAGTGCCACTCCGTTGCCCCACATTTTGTACTCAGCTGAATCAGAATGTGGATTTTTCAGCCACTTGATTATCTGCTTGTCGTATTTAACTTTTGTACCGTTAATCTCGGCATAGGTTTTAAAAACACCTCTCCAGAAAGCAAGTTCTTCACTTGTGGGGTTTTCCGTTTCCAGGTTACTGCACCACCAGTCAGGAAAGCCTTGTAGTCTGGCACATTCAGTTGGTGTTAATCTTCTCACGATATAGCTTGATTCAAGAACTCCGTTCTGAAATCCCGGATTTGTTCCGTTTACAATACATCCGCTTTTCTCTTTGGTAAAAGTTACACACTCAGCTTTCATCTGCGGATAAAAGCCGTAGCTTGAATTGTCATTTACGATTGGCGGGTCTTTGTAATCGGTAGCCACCAATGTATTTGCTTTTTCTTCTTGAACTTTCGTAAAGAAAGATGCCTTGCTAGAACTGTATGTCGGGGTAGCAACAGCACCCGGTCCTTTTGCTACCATCGTTGGTTGTTTTTCTGTTTCAACGGCAAAGCTGTACTTTGCATTCTGTCCTTGATTAAAAGCTGCCCTGTCAATTCCATATGCAACTGCGTGTTTGTCAGTTGCATTAAGGGTAAAGCTGACATCTTCGTTTATGCCGTCACCCTGTGGACCGTTCTCGTCTTTTCGTCCAATCATTGAACCTTGAATAGATACAACAGCAATACCGCCTTGATTTTTACACGGTGATTGATTGCTTGTGTCAATCGTCCGTGAAGTTTCAGCTTTGTAAAAACCACTGTTCGGATTATCGGACTTCATTGAATTGCTGTCCTTTGAGCAGATGCCGTAGGCTTGCGGTACAAATACAGTCTGGTCATTATTGCAGGACAGAGTTGCAGATTTATTATCCTGAACTAACGCACCCTTGCCGCCACCGTCACAGCCACTTCTGATTTTAAGTGTCTTTGGTGTTTCAATTACGAACGGCTGGTTGTTCCCACCGGTGCCGTAGGTTGAAAGAACTGTCGGTGCTTTCTCAACGGGTCCTGTGTATCTTGTATCCTGACTGTGATTTTCAAACATCACAGCTGCCGGAACTGTACCGGCACGAATTGTCGGTGAGGTTTCTTCCTCATAACCTATGCCGCGGCTCTTGGCAGAATGTTCCGTGCAAAAGCCTGCCGATTCCAAGACACAGGGCGGGTGGTGTGCCTCGGCACGGAGTGTGCAGGTCACATCTTCGGTAATATCCATTCTGTTGCCGCCTTGGTCATTCAGCACAATGCCGTTTCTGCCTGTGGACATACCGCAGTTCACACCGATTGTTGCAGATAAATCTCCTGTCAGCTGACCATTGTATCCGTCAAAGCCTGTTGCTCCAATGCAATCTTTAACATTTCCGGGAGTTGTTTTCCTCTTGCAGACGCTCTGCGGAGAATTCCCTGACAGGCTTTTTTGCTCAAATAGTATTTCTCCAGCACATTCTCCTGCAAAATCTGCGACAAGGTAGATGCGTTTTCTTCGTTGGGGAACTCCCCAATATTGAGCGTCAAACACTCGCCACGCAACGGAGAACGCATCTCCCACGATTTCTCCTGCGTTTGTCCACTTTTCAGATTTAGAAACAGATAATGTATCGTCTTTGATTTTGCAGATTTCTTCGAGGACTGCCTTGAAGTCTTCGCCCTTGTTTGACGAGAATGCTCCGGGGACGTTTTCCCACACCACAAATCTTGGATATTCGCCATTCGTTTTACACCTCATTTCCTTTACAATTCTTACCGCCTCATAAAAGAGGTTACTTCTTGAACCGGACAGACCGGCTCTTTTTCCGGCAACACTCATATCCTGGCAAGGACTTCCGAAGGTGATTATATCAACGGGCGGAAGTTCCGCTCCGTTTAATTTTGATACATCACCGTAGTGTTTCATCTGCGACAGCCTTTTTGTAGTTACACGAATGGGAAACGGCTCGATTTCTGATGCCCATAGAGGTGTAATACCTGAAAGAATTCCGCCTAAAGGAAAACCGCCCGAGCCGTCAAACAGACTGCCGAGGGTTAATGCCTTACTGTTCATCAGCATTAACCTCCAAATCATCAAACCTGATTTTCTGACCGTCACGCACTACATACACATTTTCAGTAGTGCCGACCTGTTCAATATATCTTTTAACAATTACATCACAGTATTTTTCATCAAGCTCTGATGTGTAGCAGATTCTATTTGTCTGTTCACAGGCTATAAGTGTACTTCCGCTACCGCCGAAGGGATCAAGTACGATACAGTTTGTCATACTTGAATTTTTAATCGGATATGCAATCAGCGGAACAGGTTTCATTGTGGGGTGGTCGCCGTTTTTCTTCGGTTTGTCAAACTCCCATATTGTGGTCTGCTTTCTGTCGGAGTACCACTTGTGCTTACCGTTCTTCTTCCAGCCGAACAGAACAGGTTCGTGCTGCCACTGATACGGACTTCTGCCAAGAACAAGGCTCTGCTTTTTCCATATGCAAGTTCCGGAAAGATAAAAGCCTGCGTCCTTGAACGCTTTTCTGAAATTTAGTCCTTCTGTATCCGCGTGAAAAACATAGATGCTTGCATCATCTGCCATAGCCTTTTCTGTGTTTTGAAAGGCATCGAGTAAGAACTGATAGAACTTATCATTTTCAAGATTATCGTTCTTGATTTTTCCTGCACTGCCCTCGTAGTTGACATTGTATGGTGGGTCAGTAACAACAAGGTTTGCTTTCTTACCGTCCATAAGGCGAGTGTATGTATTTTCCTTTGTGCTGTCACCGCAGATAAGTCTGTGATTGCCGAGCAGCCAAAGGTCACCGCTTTTTGTTACCGGTGGTTTTTCAAGCTCGCTCTCAACATCAAAATCATCATCTTTTACATCATCGTTATCATCGGCAAAAAGCTCTGCGATTTCGTTTTCATCAAATCCCGTAAGTCCGATATCAAAGTCGGTACCCTGTAAGGACTCAATTTCAACTCTCAAAAGTTCTTCGTCCCAGCCGGCATCCATAGCCATACGGTTATCTGCCAGTATGTATGCTTTCTTCTGTGCATCATTCAGGTAATCAACAAACACACATGGAACTTCTGAAATATTTTCCGCCTTTGCAGCTAAAATTCTGCCGTGTCCTGCAATGACATTGAAATCTCTGTCAATTATTACGGGATTGATAAAGCCAAACTCACGCAGTGATGAGCGAAGTTTCTTTATCTGCTCGTCACTGTGTGTTCTTGCATTGTTGATATATGGTATCAGCTTTTCAACGGGAACAAGCTGCATTTCTGTTGTTGTGTTCATATACACACCTCCTCAAAAGTGAGTTCAGACCTTTTTCAGCACCGTCAATATCTCCCGAAAGAGCCTGACCTTTGATTGTGCGGTACTGTTGTTTTGAAAGATAAGGTCTGCTGTTTTTAAGTTTTTTCATAAATTGGTTCAATCTGAAATTCATATCAGTTTCCTCTCCGAGAGCGTAACAATCTCTCCATAACATCGTCCTGCGGCGTTGCTCCTGAAAAATCTGCCGAGCAGTTTTCCTTTACTATCTGGAAAATCTGATACCACAGATTGTTTACCTGTTTCATATAGTTCTGACTCATACTGACATACGGACTTGCAATAGCCTGACCAGTTGTAGGGTGCTTTGCAAGAAAGCCGTATTCCGAGATAGCGTGTTCGCACTGAATCCACCTTGAAACGCTCATGGCATAGTTACGCACAAGCTGAGTGCTTACCAGCTTTTCACAACCACGTTCCTTGAGCCACAGCCATGTTTCTCTGAACACATCTTCTGCATCAAGGTCACCGCCGTTTTTCTGTCTGTCCAGCATATAGCTTTTAGGCTCGGGCATATCCTCACCGCTTAAATCCGAATCAGCAGGGAGTTCCATAACCGTCAGCTTTCTGCCGCCGGGATTTCCGCTATCAAGTTTTTCTTTCAAAGCCTTGGATTTTCTGCCGCTCCCGGCTCTCGCACCGCCTCTTGCTGTGCCGTCTTTTGCCATACAATCACCTCCGTGGGGTTATACCCCGTTTGATTTCGCTTTTTTTGTGCGTGACACCCCGGGCCGTTGTCCGAGCTGAAAGCTGTAGAGATTTTTATCCCCCTACTGGTCACCGTCTTATTTTTCTGTCACCGATTTCAAGGTGAATTTTATTGTGACAGCTTTTGCAAAGTGACATCAGATTACTTTCCTCATTCGTTCCACCTTGTGAAACAGGAATAATATGATGCACTTCATCAACAGGAGTGATTCTGCCTTCCTCAAGGCACCTCTCACACAACGGGTGTGCCGACACATAACGCTCACGAACCTTTCGCCACGCTCTACCGTACTTAATGTTTACATCAGATCTGCGTTCATACTTGTTGTAGCGTTTGTTCTGTTCTTTCTCGTGCTGTTCACAATACTGTTTGTCAGTAAGGTTAGGACAGCTGGGGAAGGCACAAGGCCTTTTTGGTTTTCTTGGCAAGTGTCACACCTCCTTCGGGGCAAAAGAAAAGCCCTGCGGATTTCTCCACAAGGCTCGTTCATTTTCTTTTTGTCTATTTTAATAATATCATATCAGCCGACTCTCATTCTATCACATTTACTCTCATCTTGCTTTGAAACAGTAATTTCTTTCAGTGCGGAACTGTGCATACGGTGAATGTGCTGCATTGAATAGTTCATATCAACAGCAATCTGCTCCCAACTGATAAAGCAAAGATAACGCTTTTCAAGAATTGTCTGATACTCTACATTCGGCACTGCTTTAATAACGCCCATAATCTCTCGCTTTAAGTCAACAAGCCTGTCAATGTCTTTGTTTATTTCCTCTTGTAAATCGACTATCTTGCACACTGCGTCAGCCATTGTAGAACCACCGCTGTTGGGACTGTGTGGCATATCCGAAATTGTGGCTGTGCATTTTGTTGCAAGCTCGTTAAGTGAGGATATTTGTTGTATTTTTGAGTTTATGCGGTCATCAAAAAATCGTGCCTGACTTAAATATTCCTTTGCTGTCATTTTAGAAAACCTCCCAAATCTGCCTTAACGGCATCTATCAAATCCGACTGTGTTTTGTCCTTCCTTTGCAGTGCTTTTAAAATCTGCTCATCAATAGTGCCTTTAGTGATGATGTGCTGAATTACAACGGTGCTTTTCTGACCTTGACGGTACAGCCTTGCATTTGTCTGCTGATACAGTTCAAGACTCCAGGTTAAGCCGAACCACACAAGTGTTGAACCTCCGCTTTGAAGATTAAGTCCGTGTCCTGCCGATGTAGGGTGAATAAGTGCAACAGGTATTTCGCCCTTGTTCCACCTTTCGATACTTCTGTCCGTATCAAGTTTTGAAAACGGAATATGCAGGCTTTCAAGCCGTTCTGCAATTCTTTCAAAATCGTGCTTGTACCAGTAGGCAACTAACAGCGGTTTACCGTTCATACTTTCAATAATGTCCTCAAGTGCGTCAAGTTTTCGGCTGTGAATTTCAATGATATTCTGCTTATCATCGTAAATTGCACCGTTTGACATCTGACACAGCTTGTTAGACAGTGATGCAGCGTTAGATGCTGTGATTTCTCCCTCTGCAATTTCAAGGACTAAATTTTTCTTCATTTTGTCATAGTGATTTTTCTCTTTGTCCGATAATTGGGCCTCATAATCACTGACTACCAGCTCCGGCATTTTCAGGTATTCATTTGCTTTCATCGAAACTGTAATGTCGGAGATTTTTTCATATATGTCTTGCTCTGCATTAGGAAGCGGCTTGTACGAATAAACAACCTGTCCGTTCATTTTGTCGGGTTTGAAATACTTATTTCTGTACTGCCCGATAAATCTCCCAAGCCTTGCACCCATATCAAGGATTTTAAATTCTGCAAATAAATCCATAAGTCCGTTACTTGACGGTGTACCTGTTAAGCCTACTATGCGTTTCACCTTTGGTCTTACCTTCATCAGTGACCTGAACCTTTTTGTCTGATGATTTTTGAATGATGAAAGCTCGTCTATTACAAGCATATCAAAGTCAAAAGGAATATCGCTTTTCTCAACAAGCCATTGAATATTTTCTCGGTTGATTATGTATATGTCTGCAGCTGCATTAAGCGCCACAATTCGTTGTTCCTCTGTACCAACAGCTAATGAGTATCTCAGTTCTGAAAGGTGATCCCATTTCTTTATCTCGTCAGGCCATGAAAATTTTGCAACACGTACAGGTGCTATAACAAGTACCTTACGCACTTCGAAGCTGTCAAACAACAGCTCGTTTACTGCAGACAGCGTGATTGAAGTTTTTCCTAAACCGCAATCCAAAAACAAAGCTGAAACAGGGTGTGACTTCAAATATTCAATAGCATATTTCTGATAGCTATGCGGTTCGTATTTCATCAATTATCTCTCCAATCTGTTCTGCATCATCAAGCACATACACCTTGAAACCGAGTTTTTTAAGTAATCTATGCCTTGCTTTTTGCAGAGGGCGAGGTTTTTTGTTCGGTGCTTTCACTTCCACAAATGCAACCTTCCCGAAGGGCAACAGCACAAGCCTGTCCGGCATTCCGTTAAAGCCTGGTGATACAAATTTAGGACAGATGCCGCCCATTTGCTTTACTGCTATTACCAATTTTTCTTCTGTTATCTTTTCTTTCAATCGTGCAACCTCCATCAAATGTGATATGTGGAGGTCTATGGAGTGTATTTCCGTAATTTTATATATACATTTATTTTTATCTCTTTAAGAGAAGTTTTAGAAAAGACTTCCATAGACTTCCACACTAAAAGAAAAACGCTTTTATTCAAGGAATTCTGACTTCAATCTCAGACCGATAATAAGGTTACAATCTCTTGTCTTTTCACGGTCGAAACCGCAGCTTTCCAAGGCAGTGTAAAAATCAGCCGTACTGCGAATAAAGTCACCCACCTGTGTGCAATAGGAACGATATGCGTTATACACTTCTCCGGATTTTGCAGTATAGCTTTCTTCAACCTCACAGCACTCAGAAAGAAAATGCGACATCCAGTCATTGTTGTCCTTGTACTTGCGAATGGCATCATTTACTTTCTGTGGCGGTTCAATATGATACTTCTCCTCAATAACTTTTTTTGCACCCTCAATAATCCAGGATAAAACAGCACCGCCTGCGTTATCAAATAGATAGTCAGCAAAATTTTTCACATCGTTGCTGCCTTCAATTTTCGCCTCAAAAGGAATTACAATCAGTCTTCGCCATGTACCTTTATCAATAGCACCGACCTTTGGCAGGTGGTTTGTGTAAAGCACGAGTGTGTGGCTCGGAATGTATGAAAAAGATGCCTTGTACTTCTTTTCAGCATAGATTTCATCAGTAGAGCAAAGCTGCTTTACATTTGAGGTATTAAGTCGCATACCTTCTTCCAATTCCGCTGCAATAAGCAGTCTTTTTCCTTTAGCCTCGGCAAGCTCGGGTTTCACATTCCTTTTACACCCAACCGTCAGTACATCGGCAGAAATATTACCGCTGTAAGTACCAAGCACACGGGATACTACATTCCAGAATGTAGATTTGCCGTTTCGTCCTTCACCGTAGGCAATAATCAGAGCCTCAACATATACCTTTCCGATTGCAGAAAGGCCAACTATTCGCTGAACATACTCAATAAGGTCATTGTCATTGCAGAAGAAGGTATCGAGTGCATTCTCCCATAAATCAGTACCCACCTTATCGGCATTGACTGCTGTTTGCTTTGTAATATAGTCAAAGTTATTGTGCTCCTGTATTTCGTCTGTCCCTTTGCGAAGGTCATATGTACCGCTTGGTGTGTTGAGCAAAAATTCGTTCTTATCCAAAAGATCCTGCGTAATACACACCATAGGTCTGACTTCCTTAAGTGCAGAAGAAATGTACTTTGAATCTCTGCGTTTAATTGCATATTTCTTGTAAATTAATACATCCTCATACATTTCATAGGAGTGTGCCTGTAATTTGTTGAAAGCAGATACTGCTTTTTTAGCACCCATCTGTGCAAGAATTTCAAAAGCACCGTTTTGCTCCATTTCTTTAAGCCTTTTATTTATCTCTGTTTCCGCCTCGGCAAGTTGTCTTGTGGTAAGTTCCTGTGCCACAGCCTGTGACAACGGGTCAGACTCTTTCCAAAAACTGCCGTTGTAAACAAGGTAACCCGTTGATGGAGAATACCTTAAACTTTCATTGTATTCTCTTGCAAGCACAACTGCCTGTCCTACATCCGAGTAATCTTCCGGTTTCAATTCTAAGTTTGTATTATACTGTTCGGGTGGAATATATCCTGCCTGTGAAGAAACCCTTTCACCGAACTTTAGAGCACTGTTCCAAATAATTTTCAGTTCTTCATCAGCAAGAGGAGGACTGCATTTTTCTGCTTTCTGTAAATATAGTTGGTAAGCCTCGTCAGTATCACCGTAGCGTTTGATGATTCTTCCTGCATAATGTGACATCGTATTATTTCTCTTTCCTTGCGGAATTTCGCTCTGCTGATTATCCCAATTCTCAAAATCCTTATCGTCAAGATAATCTACGATGTTATTGTTGCCGTCATAGAATTCTACCTGTGGTTCTGCCACACCAAAGAGCAGTCTTGCACTATCCAGTGCATTACTATCAAAGTATGGAAAAGAAGATGATATTCTCTTCTTAAGGAGAGTGTATTCTTTAGAGCCAGTCATTTTAGATATAGGAAAGTACGTATGAAATCTTGGACGAGCAGACCTGCCGTCTTTTACTTTCATATGACTTTTACTGTAAACAGCAACAAAAGCAACATCAGGGAAAGCCATAGCAACTTCAAAAGGTGTAATCCAATCATCAGGATTATCACTGTGGTCATTGTCACAATCGAGAGGAACATTATCAGCACTGATAAAATTGGAATTACTGCGATAGTTATCCTTATATTCAGCCGTGACATGGTCATATTTCATCGCCTTTTTCATAGATGTTTCATCTGTGATAATATGTTTATTAGGATAAATGCAATTAGACAGACTGTGGGTACAGTCTGCCGTATAAATAGTTAGTTTAATCATTCTGTTATCTCCCTCAAATCTTCAGTGAAATATCTGATTTTCTTTTTCATTTTTTCTGCCAGTGCAATTTCTTCTGCCATACCTTCGGTAATGCAATGACCAAACACCCACAGTTCAGCACATTTTCCGAGAAATACTTTATTCATAAACATTGCAAGACCTCTTTCGTGCTGTTCTGATAAGTATTGAGGAAGAAGAAGGTGTGGAGCAAAGGGTATAGCGTTCTTTGCAACAGCAAATCTGGAATACATTCTTGCGTTTGCTGTATTTCTTTCTATATCACCGGAATAAGGACTGCAGATATAAACCATAGGTCGGAAGGCGGCGGCTTTTCGTGCCGCTCGCTCTTCCTTTTCAATTTTTGTCAAGGCCTCATATGTAACCGGGTCGAAGTAACCTTCTGCGTTGTATTTATCAATCGACATATTTTTTCTCTCTTTCAATATTTGGAAGAATACCGTCAGACTTCAAAAGCTCATATATAAACAATCTACCTTTTTGCGTCCAATAGGTATGCGGTTTTGTATGAACTGTTCCGTCACTACCGGAATAGCTGTTCGTTTTAGTGCTTGTGTAACCTAACTCTGAGTATTTCTGATACAAAAGCCATATCTTATTGCCCTGCTTGTACTGCACACCTTTTTTATGAAGGTATTGATTCATTCGGTTTGCACTCCAACCGTAGTCCTTCGCAATTACCGAAATCGCAACAAGGTCTTTACAGTTAAGAACAACATCATAGTATGATGCTTTTGGTTTCATTTCAGAAATCTGCTGTTTCTGAACAGCCACAGTTTCCGTTAACAATTTTGTTTTCTCTCGCTCTGCCTTTAATTCAGTAAGTGCTGCAATCAGCATATCGGGATTGTTCAGAACCTCATCTATTGCATAGATGCCGTGCCTATGGATAGCAGGGAGGACTTCACTTGTAACCCAACGCTTGAACTTTTTAGCATTTGGCATCTTACTGGAAAGGATAAGGCTATAAAGACCTGATTCATTGATTAAGACAGGTGTTTGCTCTCTACCGATGGAGTCACGAATCGTTATCCCATCTGTTTTATCCTCTTCGTCAACGTGGTCGATGATAGCTTTGCGAGGATTACTGTAACCGAGGATTTCTGCCGCATCCCTAGCCACAAAATACGGCTCATCATTTATTGCCAATGTACGGACAGAGCCAAATTCCGCATTCTTAAAAATCTGTAATTCACTCATTAGAATTACCTCCTGTATTTTATTGAGGTTGACCCTCATTTAATAGCCGTGGGAGAGAGTCAGATTGGACAACTTTAGAAAATTTCTCGCATTTTCTTTTTTGCCCGTTGTAAACGCTTGTACACGGCATCCCTTTTTAAACCGTTTTTTAATGCATATTCCTCAGGTGTCATGTCATCAAGACAAACTGTAATGATTACATCGGCATACTCAGATTTCAGTGTCTTGCGGATTCGTAAGCATAGATCTTCATACTCATACTGACTGTTTCGTTCTTCTTCCTGCGAGTAATCGCCTACAGTATCAAGGCCGTCACTCTCATCACCTTCCTCATCATCCTTGCGGAACTGCTTTTTCAAATTTCCACGGTGACGGTGTTCTTTATGCCAAAGATTGTACAAAGGCTTATTAAACTCCTCATCCATAATTGACTGCACTTCTCTTCGTGTAACCTGTGACTTATCCTCTGCGTTTTCTAAACGCTTTTGATAATCCGCCTCAATCATTACAGTACATTCATCATCTGGAACTTCAATTTCTACTGTAATTGGAGCCTTGTTATCAACATTGTTTTCATAACGAATCTTTAACTTCATTCTTTTGTCCTTTCCGCCTGATTCTTAGCGGAAGGGCAAAGGGATAAAAATAAGGCCGGTGCTTTAGAAGTACCGACCTGTGAATTGCCTGAAAATGGCATAAGGAAAAGAGGGTACTTCTATCGCACCCAACCACAGGTTGTCCTGTGGTTAGTGCCGATATCTGTATCCCAATGCCCTTATAGCTAATCAGGCCTTGTGATATTAATTTTTGTGTTCTCTCACAAAGGGAAGATAGGCAGATAGATTATTCGGATTTTTTCTGCCTATCATTTGGTAAAATTACTTTCTGCCAGGTTTCGTCTGCGATAATGCACTGCCTGCAACAGATTTTGCAGTCTTACCGTAACGACCGTCTTTGAGGATTTTGCTTGCCTTTGAAGCAACTGCACTTGATGTCTGCTTTGAGTTTTTAGCCATTGCCAATCACCTCCTCACAAATTGAGTATTCTGTTGGTTTAAAGCCAATTTACATATTTTTTTGATTAAAAAAGTTGGTGTTTGTCAATTTTATTTGTAAAAAGTACAAAGTTCTGATATAATATACATATGGATCTTCGCATTGGCTTTAAGAACCTACTACTACTATACAAAATGGTCTCATTCAAAATTGGACAGTTTAGGACGGTGTAGGACAAGCAGGACAAAAAAGGGGACAAAACGATGTTATTTACAGAACTTATGCATTCAATCCATCCTCACTTGATGAAAGATGCAGATGTACCATCCTTTACAAGGAATATTATTCAGATGCTGTGTGACATCCCAGAAAAAGATTGGTATACAAAAAAAGACCCATCTTCAGAACAAAGGTACAAAGATGAGTCCTTACGAAAATTTTATAATAGAGGCTTAACTAAGAAACTTGCGAAATCAATGCTGGGAAGACTTAACAAAGATAACTTCGTTGAGTCTATTAACGATCCTGATAGAAATGATGTTGTTCTTGAAGGCTTAGTAAATGACATCCGACCCTTTTATAATGACAATCTAGACGTCTTAAATGTTGCAGATGTGCTGTTTGATTTGTTTCACAAATCCTTGGAATACATTGTCAACCCCGAATTGGAAAACGATAGAAAAATCAGACAGGCACAACATTACTCCGATAAGGCAAAGGGCAATTTCGGTTCTGGTCTCGTTGATGACTGTAAATATACTTGTTCCATGTCCTTGTGCGGTAAACACTTACAAACACTCGGAATTCACAATCAGAGTGTTGCTGACTATGAAATCATCCTTATTGATGAGTCAAAAGGCTTAACATATGATAATTTGATTGCCGTGTGCCATGAATGTTTCCAAAAATATACCCTTTCACACACAAATGCAGATGAAAAGAATTTAAAAGCAATAAAAAAACTCCAAGCCGATGCAAGGAGTAGCAGACAAACTTTAGATGATATTGAAATCAACAAAGGTATAGACCTTGTTATAGAAAATCTTTCAAATGCTAAGCCATCTGAATTGAAGAAATTAACATATGATCCTGTTTCTGTGTCGAGAAAAATTGATGAGAATACAAGTTATTTCCTTGTGAATGATATCAAAAATAATGTTACTCGATATTACCAGTACATAAAAAATACAATGCGAAATCTATCCTTAAAAAATGTTTATAGTGATGACCTTATTCGTGCTCAAATGAAAGAGTCCTATAAGCAATTAGCAGCTAAAAAGCTGTCACCGGAACAAATATTTTATGAACTGTCAGAACGAATCCGAAGAATAACAAAGCAGGATATTCGTTTTTGCTATATCGTAGTTTCGTATTTTGTACAATCGTGTGAGGTGTTTCATGATATTACCAAATAAATTATTTTCATACAATCAAAGTGTCCTTTCTAAAATACCTTCATTTCTTGAAAGCCTTGATAGACCACAAACACCAAAGGAGTTATATCTAAATATGCGGAATGCTATTAGTAGTCCTATGGAATTTATGGATGTGCTGGATTGCCTATACGCACTTTATAAAATTGAGATTGATCAGGAAGGGAGAATCTATAAATGCTAAAGGAGATATACTGTGAACTCTTAAAAACAAAAACAAGACCAAGTGGCAAGATTATCTTCCACAATGGTCTAAATGTAATATTAGGAAGTAAAGTTGGCACTACATCCATCGGAAAATCAACTTCTCTATTGATTATTGATTTCGTATTTGGTGGAGATACCTATTCTAAAAGTGATGCAGTAAAGGAACTTGGTAACCATACTATATATTTTACTTTTAACTTTAATGGCAAAGACCACCACTTTGCTAGATCTACGAATTCTTCTGCAAACATTGGCATCGTTGATGCCAATGGCAATATTATCACTACACAAACGAAAGGGGATTATATTAAATGGTTAGAACACCAATATCATATGGATTATGAAGGAATGCAGTTTAGAAACACACTTAGTAGATTTTTTCGCATATACGGAAAAAACAACTATAGTGAGTTGCACCCTCTTCAAACACGTGGTGGTACTGAGTCAAAAAAAGATGCTATTAAAATTCTGGTAACACTATTTGATCGATACTCAGAAATAAAAGCATTCGAGGAACAAATCAGTGATGTCGACAAACGTATAACTGCATTTAGAGAAGCTAGAAAATATGAATTTATACCGTCCGCAGTTGATGGCACAAAAAAATATGAGGAAAATCTCTCTATGATATCCTCACTCAAACATGAAAAAGAACAACTTGAAGCAACCAACAATAGCGGCATTACCTCTAACGATATAGAAAAAGCAAATGAATCTAATTACTTGAAATTGCAGTTAAGAGATGCTCGTGTTAAATTGCAACAAAAGAAAAGTGATTTGCACCTCATCAATTTAAATATTAGTCAAGGTGTATATCCTACTGAAGCTGACCTGAAAAGTCTTTCTGATTTCTTTCCAGAAGCAAACTTTAGAAAACTTATGGATATTGAAAGATTTCATAATAAAATACAGGCGATTCTTGAGGAAGAATTATTAGAAGCCAAAAAAGATGCAGAGCAGGCAATTAAGCCTTTAGAAGAGGTTGTTGAAAGTTTGCAAAGGCAGATTGAAGAAATTAAGCCATCTATGGCATTTAGTCATGAATTTTTGGATGCCTATACACAGCTTGATCGCAGAATTCATAAACTTGAAGATGAAAATGATGCATTCATCACCAGGAATAGACTGCAGAATGAAAAAAAGCTGGCAAACAAACGATTGAAAGAATATATGAAAATCATCTTGCATGAATTAGAAGTACAAATCCAAGAAAAGCTGACAGAAATAAGTGATTTTGTTTCGGAAGGTATTGACAACTTTCCTGTTATTAGAATCAATGAAGCAGACAGTTATACCTTTGAAACTCCAAGAAACACTGGAACCGGAACAAACTATAAAGGTATGCTGTTTTACGACCTAAGCATTTTAAAGCTCACAAACCTGCCGGCAATCGCTCACGATTCTCTGCTATTTCCATATATTTCTGATAGAAACATTTGCAGATTATTGCAACTATATTCTGAAGAAAAAGATAAGCAGATTTTTATTTCCTTTGACCATGAAGAAAATTACGGCAAAGAAACCAATGAATTATTGCAGAAATATAAGGTACTTAAAATTGATGCTGAAGGAGAAGCTTTATTCGGAAAACAATGGGGCAGAAAGGACTCGACACATGAGAATTCAATATAA